GTCACCAAGAAGCCCCCTGTGACCACTGAACAGCGTCAGGAAATCAAGAAGGAACTGACCGGCGCTCCTGCTGGTGCGGCTACCGAAGAACAGGTCGGTACGCTGAAAAGTCTGCTGAAAAAGCTCATGGATATTGACGCAGAGCAGGAACAGTTCGTGCAGACCATCGCCATGAATACCGAGGGTTTTTCCAAGATCGAAGCCGACAAGTGTGACGCTCTGATCGAGGGCGTGAACAATATGCTGGCTGGCTACGAAATGAAAACGGCAAAGGAGGGCTAAAGCATGATCGAAATTGATTGCCGCAAGTGCGTCAATGCAGACTTGGAAGCGGATTGCTGTAAGCTCTACGGTAACAATCCTGATACTGCCGTTCGGGAATGTGCCGCTGACGAATTTGTGAATTATAAGGAGGTAAACAAAAATGGAATGGCTTGACGGCAACAAAATCCAGATTATCCCTCCCAAGCGTCCTAAGAAGCTGACCGGTACTCGTTTTGCCACTATCCTCGGTCTGAACCCGTGGTCTACACCGTTCGAGATTTGGTGCGAAGTGACCCGCACCTATCAGAAGCCGTTCGAGGACACGATCTACACCATCGCTGGTAAGACTATCGAGCCTAAGCAGGCCGAGTACATGAAGCAGACCTACTTCATGAGCAATCTGGTCACACCGACCGACATTTGGGGCAAAGACTACTTCCGTCAGACCTACGGTGACTTCTTTAGGGAAAGCCCCGTTCTCGGCGGTATGTGGGACTACTTGCTCTATGGCAAAGATGGTAAGCCCACCACCGTCCTCGAAATGAAGACTTCCAAGCGTGTCGAGGACTGGAAGGACGATATTCCTGAGTATTACGCTTTGCAGGCGGCGTTGTACGCTTACCTTCTCGGCGTGGACGAGGTTATCATGGTCGCTTCCTTCCTCGAACCCAAGGATTACGACAGTCCTGAGAAGTTCGTGTGCAGCGGCGAGAACACCATCACTCGCCCCTTCAAGGTGTCTGAGCGGTATCCTGACTTCGAGAAGAAGTATGTAAAGCCTGCCCTGAAATGGTGGAAGGACTTCGTTGAGAGCGGTATTTCTCCCGCCTTTGACGAGCGCAAGGACGCTGAAATCCTGAAAGCCCTTCGCACCAACAACCTGTCCCCCGAAACGGATATGGCGGCGCTGGTCAAGGAAGCCGAAGACCTGAAAGCTAAGCTGGACGCTCACGCCGCTGAGGTGGCTGAGGACGAGAAGCGGTACAAGGTCTTGACCGACATGATTAAGAAAGCCGCAATCGCTCAGTTCCGTGACGGTGACAAGAAGGTGTCTATCGCTGGTTCTGCCTATAATTGGGAGGTCAGCCGTACTTCCACCACGAAGATCGACAAGGACGCTATGAAAGCGGACGGTATTCTGGCGAAGTACACGACCACCGAGGATAGCTACCGCATTTCCCCGAAAGCCTTGAAAGAAGGTGCGTGAAGTGGCGCAGAGTATGCAGAGATTGAGCAAAGATGATTTGCTCAAACTTCTCGACCAGTATGCCGATGACGATTTTGTTGGGGTTTTGTTCACAGCAGCTCGTGATATTCACTCCGACCAGTCCACCATCTTCGTATTCTATGACAAAGTAACGGAGGTTTAATTATGAAATTTTCCAAGTTCGTGAAGTCCCTCGCCCCTGATGGTGGCGCTATCTATGAGTACATGGACGAACGCTGGCTTGCTTCCCCGTCCGTACTTATGCTCATTCCCGATGGTATCCGCAGCGTGACCGGGTACAGCAACGAGAAAATGCCTGACGGCATTGGTCGCCTGATTTCTCAGGTCGGTTGCACCGAGTACGCCACACTGGTCAAGGCAATCATGCCTGAGCCGGACGGCGCAATCAAGGATTGTGTCCGTATTTTCGCCACGCAGGACAGCACCATGACCCTTCCCATCACCAATGATGACTGGTCGCTGATCGAGAAGTCTGATTTCTGCGAAATCTTGTACGCTTACGATCTGGAAAGCGACAAGAGCGTACCGAAAGCCCTGCTGGTCAAGCAGTACGCCAAGTACCCCGATGACGAAGACCAGTTGGTTGGTATCATCTTCCCCTGCGAGTACACAGAACAGCTCAATTTCTACACCATGAAGGAGGATAAGTGATATGAAAGCGATGCTGAGTCAGCCGATGGCTGGTAAGACTCAAGAGGAAATCGTTGCCACCCGTGAAAAGGCTATCGCCGCTCTGAAAGAGCAGGGATACGAAATCGTGAACACTCTGTTTACCGATGAATGGTACAGCAACGAAAGCATGAAGAAGCGGGGCGTGGTGCAAATCCCTCTGTGCTTCTTGGCAAAATCTCTGGAAAACATGAGCCTATGTCACGCCGCTTATTTCTGTCACGGTTGGGAGAAAACCCGTGGTTGCCGTATCGAGCATGAAGCCGCCTGTGCTTACGGTTTGACCGTAATCTACGAAGACGGATACAACATTTTGAACAACGAACAGGAGGACAAAAACAATGGCTAAAATCGGACTCACCGAGGGTTTCACCCTCATTCCCGAAGGTACTCATGTCTTTCAGATTACCGATGTGAAGTACAAGGAAGACTTCGGCAAGCTGGAAATCTATATGCAGACGCAGAACGGCAGTAAGCACATCGAGCGCTTCTCTCTGCTGAAATCTGATGGCTCTCCCAACGAGGGTGCATACAACGCTTTCAGCTACTTCGCCAAGACTGCGCTCGGTAACTTCGACCTGACCGAGATCGACCACACCGACCTGATTGGTCACTTCATTGAGTGCGATGTGGAACATGATGTTCAGGAGAACAAGAAGAAGCCCGGACAGAGCATTACCTTCGTCCGTCTGGCCGATAAGCGCCCCTCTGAGGGCTGGGGCGGCTCTGGCAATACGGTTACTACCCCCGCTGCTAAAACCGTTCCTGCGGCTTCTCAGGCCGCTCCTAAGACCCCGATGGATTTGGCAGCTCTCCTTGGCTGATACCAAGTGCGAGGGAGGGCTAATTTGAAAGGCTCTCCCTCGCCAATGGTATGTTGAAAACTATGTTGAAAGTGAGGATAAGCTACAATGGCAGAAGCCTATATTTGTTCGCTCTCCAGGGTTCAGCGTCATGCTGAAATCTGCAAAGAGATCAACAATCTCTATGAGCGTAAGAACCATGACTACGGTGACAGCTTTCACCAGACCTTTGTTGAAGAAGGAATGGCGATGGCTCGTATCCGGTTAGGAGATAAGTTCAGCCGCTTCAAAACTCTCTCCCGTGGCGGTGAACAGAAGGTCAATGACGAGTCTATCCGTGACACCCTGATTGACCTCGCTAACTACGCCATTATGACGGTGGTGGAAATGGAGGTCGCTGACGATGACACTGAATGATTATCAGAAAGCCGCCGAGCGTACTTCCGGCGACTTGACTTCATGGGATAAGGTTCGCAACGGCTGTTACGGTTTGAACGGCGAAGCCGGAGAGTGCATTGACATTCTGAAAAAGACCGAGTTTCAGGGTCATGACTTCAACCCAATGAAGATGGTTGACGAGCTGGGCGATGTTCTCTGGTATGTCGCACAGTTGGCGACCGGCTTGGGTGTGACCCTTGAATATGTGGCACAGCACAATGTCGATAAGCTGCTGGCTCGTTATCCTGACGGGTTCGACAGCGAAAAAAGTATCCATAGAAAGGAGTACGAAAATGCCTGACTGCTTCTCTAAGTCCGAAGTGACTGATTTCATGAACTTCATGAAGCTGCCTGACGGAACCTCTGTTGTTTCCGATGACATGATGGAGTACCTGATGGCTTACGGCTTCTTCACCGCCCCTGCTTCCACCAAGTACCACGGCAATTACGAGGGCGGTCTTCTGAACCACTCCCGCATGGTCACGGAGTACCTTCTGGCGCTCACTCAGGCCAATCACCTGATCTGGCGCAAGGCTCGTTCTCCCTTCATCGTGGGTATGTTCCATGACCTGTGCAAGATCGACCAATACCGCCACCCGGTAACGGGCCACATTGAAGAATTTAATGGTGGTTGTACGCCAATCTATGATGAACAGGCGTGGGAGTATAACCCCGACACCCTTCTGAAAGGTCACGGCGATAAGTCCGTCATGCTTCTCTCTCAGTTCTACACACTGACTGATGAAGAAATTATGTGTATTCGCTACCACATGGGCGCTTTCACTGACAAGTCCGAGTGGAATGACTACACCAGAGCAGTCAGCCAGTACCCGAATGTGCTGTGGACACACCAAGCCGATATGCTGGCAAGCCATGTTGCGGGGGTGTGAAGTATGTATATTCCAACAGTTTCTTTCGATTTCGATGGTGTAATTCATTCCTACCGAAGCGGGTGGAAGGGTGCCGCTGTTATCCCCGACCCTCCCGTAGAAGGGATTAAAGAGGTCATTGAACAACTCATAAGCGATGGTTTATGTGTGGTCATCTGTTCTTCTCGTGCGGAGTCCTTTGAGGGGCAGACGGCGATTGCTGAATGGTTGAAACACTACGGATTTCCTATGGTGCAAATTCAAGCAAGAAAAGTTCCCTCCATCGTTCATGTCGATGACCGTACAATCTGTTTCGATGGCAGAGCAAACAACCTCTACGAACAGATTATCAACTTCAAACCTTGGTATGAAAGGGAGTCTGAAAGTGAAAATCATTGAACCTTCTGTGGAGCTTATCAATGCTCCCGATTATAAGACCCTTCTGACCACCATCGAAGCTGCTGGGCGTACTTGTTACAAATCCGAGGACAAAATCACGGATGGAAGCGCAGAGAAGTTCGTCCGGGGCATTATCAAGCGGGGTCACGAAGCTGTCATTGAGCATGGCTCTCTTACTGTTCGCTTCGTCTGCGACCGGGGCGTGAGCCATGAGATTGTCCGTCACCGTCTGGCTGCGTTCTGTCAGGAGTCTACTCGATACTGCAATTACGGCAAAGAGGGCTTCGGTGGCGAGATCACCGTCATTCGTCCCTCGACCTTCGCCAAGACCGACTCGACCCACCACATCTGGAAGCGGTCGTGCGAAAACGCCGAGGTTGCCTATTTCGATCTGCTGAACGAGGGTTGCACCCCGCAGGAAGCTCGATCTGTCCTTCCGAACAGTTTGAAAACCGAGGTGGTCATGACCGCTGATCTCAGAGAATGGCGGCATTTCTGCCGTATGCGCTGTCCCGTAGCGGCTCACCCTGATATGCGGGTCGTTGCCAATATGCTCCTGACCCTGCTGAAACAGACCTATCCCGTCTTCTTCGAGGACATTGAGGTATGAGGATTAAGAAAGCTGGCGGTAAGGTGTTCGGTGCGGTCTTAACTGCCGCCGAGAAGAAAGCGATGGACATGGAAATCAATCGTCAGATTGTGGAAGCCGACAGGCGCTACGCCGATGACATTGACGCTATGGTGCTTTATACCCTCCATGTTCACCTTGGTTTCGGCAAGAAGCGCCTGCGGAAGTTCTATGACGCTTTCTCCGCCGAGCATGACCGCCTTATCCAGTATTATCAAATGCCGGACGATTACACATGGCTCTGCAAAGAAATGTTGAAGCGTATCGGCGTTGATGTTGAAGCATGGAACAAAGAAAGGAAAGAACCCGATGAAACTGAAAAGCATTGACGGCAAAGTGCCGTATATCATGGCTGCTGGAAAGGACTTCGTGAAAGATGAAATGTCGCTGGCGGCGGCAGAGCAGATTTGTTCCCGTGGAACACAGACCGCCAGCAAGCTCTTTCCTGATTTCCCCATCTGCATAGATGGCAAGTTCTATTTTGCTGGAACCTCGACAAAGCCCAAGTCCAGCAAGTCTAAGACCCCTTGCGGGGGCTGAGATTTTCAATCTTCCTGTGGTTCGTCACCATTGTCGCAGTCCTTTGTCTGAAATTACCCACGGTTGAGGTTGAAGAACCTTCTCCCGTTGTCGAGGTGGTAGAGGTAGTCACCCCGGAGCCAGAGCCGGAGGTGACACCTCAGCCGTGGACAGACGAGGAAGTGATTGTACTGGCGAAAATGCTATGGGGAGAAGCCAGAGGGGTCAGCTCTGACGCTGAGAAAGCCGCTTGTGTGTGGTGTGCGCTCAACCGTGTCGATCATGGCTACGGCGATATTATAACGGTCGTGACTACACCTAAACAATTCGTAGGGTACAACAAGGAAAACCCGGTCGATGATGGTTTGATTACTCTCTGTATAGATGTACTGACCCGCTGGTACGCAGAGAGAGAAGGTCAGGTTGAGGTCGGTCGTGTCCTCCCTGCGGATTACTTGTGGTTTTCGGGAGACTCAAAACGAAATCATTTCAGAAATGCCTATAAGGGCGGGACGGTATGGGACTGGTCTTTACCAAGTCCTTATGAGGATTGAGATATGAAACGAATTGATTTAACAGGCCAGCGATTTGGTCGCTTGACGGTTTTAGATTACAACGGTAGTTGCCGTTGGAAGTGCGTTTGCGATTGCGGAAACATTGCATATCCACTCGCTGGAAACCTTGTCAAAGGTGATATTAAAAGCTGTGGGTGCTACCGCCGAGAAGTGTCCAGCACACAGCATAAAATGCACGGTCAAACCCATACCCGGCTATACGGTATTTGGAAAGCTATGCGGAAACGTTGTAACAATCCAAATGACAAGTGTTACAACTTATACGGCGGCAGAGGAATAACTGTGTGTAGTGAGTGGTCACACTTTGAGCCTTTTCAAGAATGGGCGTTAAGTCATGGATATACTGACACTTTGACAATCGACCGTATCAATCCCGATGGGAATTATTCTCCCGATAATTGTCGTTGGGCTACTTGGAAAGAACAAGCCAACAACAAACGACCGAGAGGTGGTAGCCATGTATGAGAATATACCCGCCGAACTTCGAGGGGAAAAGGCATGGGTCAATGTGTGGGACGGGTCAAAGGTTCCTATGCAGGCCACCGTGAGAAAGGCGGCTTCTTCCTCTAATCCTGATACATGGTCGAATTACATTGACGCTGAACACAATGTCCAGCACGGCTACTATGACGGTCTTGGCTATGTGTTTCACGATACAGGGGTTGTAGGTATCGACATTGACGATGGCTTTACTGATGGGCTTCTAAACCCGCTGGCGGCTGACATTATCGGTCATTGTCAGTCCTACACGGAAAAGTCCAGAAGCGGGAGAGGGGTTCATATTCTCGTTCGTGGTGAGCTGCCCTTCAAGGGCAAGAACAACCGTGCCGCCGTGGAGATTTACAAGAGCAATCGGTACTTCATCATGACCGGAGAGGTTTTGATCTTTTCCGAGATCGTTGAAAACCAGTCAGCGATTGACTATGTGGTCGAGAAGTATTTTCCCGACACACCGAAAGAAAGTAGCTCATGTACGATTGCCCCTCAGCGTATCTATTCCCCCATCTATCGCCGCCCCGAAAACGGCAAGCTGCATTTGAAGCCTGAATACCCACCTATCACACCGGGAAGCCGGAACCTCAGCCTGACTTCTCTGGCGGGTCAGCTCCATAACCAAGGTTACACCAAAGCAGAGATTTACAAAGAACTGTTGTACGCCAACTCCCAAGCCTGCAAACCCCCGCTTCCGCAGTCAGAAGTTGAGTTGATTGTCAACAGCGTGACCAGATACAGGAGGTAATTATGAAACCTTATCAGCGTGGCGATGTTGTTATCATTGATGTTCCCATGCTTGCCAACAGTCATATTCAGACCGGTAAGCGTCCGTGGGTGGTTGTGCAAAACAATGTTGGCAATCAGTTTTCTCCCACCAGCATTGTCGTTCCCCTGACCACTAAAATCAAGCGACTGGAAATGCCGACCCATGTTGCGGTCACTTGGGGTTCTTTACAGCCGAGTATGGTTGAGTGTGAACAGGTGCGTGTCGTAGATGTGTCCGATGACTGGGAGTACATCTGCACTCTGCCGCCTGAGATCATGCGTCATGTGGACACCGCTTTGAAGAACGCTTTCTTCTACGGGGGGGGATGTAAACAGTGGAGAGTGAGAAGAAAATCTGTCCGTTATCAATGAGTTGCCCCGAAGATATTCCCCTCTGTCCCTGCCAGAAACAGCGCTGTGCATGGTGGGACGAAGACTCTCAGGACTGCGCCGCTGTGGTGCTGGCGAGAGCGATGAAGAAAAGGAAGTGAACTCATGCTTTACAATTTCAACGGAACCCTTCTCAATGTCGCAGACATTGTGACTGTCTCAACCAGTAAAGGCCAACGAGCGGAATACCCCTTTGTTCTCACGGTTGCCATGAGAAACGGTCAGCAGTTTGCGGTCAGCTACCACAACGAAATCGACCGCATACGGGAAGTCAATGAGATCGCACGAGCCTTTGACCGCTCTGTGGTCAACCCCGTTACCCGCTACGAGGTTGAGTCCATCGTGGAGAAGTACATTAAGAAAGTCAGAGCCGACCTTCAACCCCTGAAAAAGTTCGCAAAGGAGAGTGCTGAAAATGGCTGATGAAATCATGACTGCCCCCGAAGAACAGGCTCTTTTCCAGCTCTCCAATGGTCGTTACATCATGGACGAAGCTCAGTCCAGAGTGATGTTTCAGATTAAAGAAGCACAGCCGGAGCATAGCCACCCGATCAGCGGCACGGGGTATTCGTGGGACGAGTCCGGCATGGCGGAGTTGTTCTCCGAGTGCTACAAGAATGATACCCGCTACTGCCCCGAAGCGAAAAGCTGGTTCACCTACTCCGAAGGTGCATGGCGCAAGGACACGGGTTCTCTGCTGGTAGCGGAGAAGATCAAGGAGTTCTGCCGCCTGATGGCTCTCTACTGCGGTGAGATTGCCAATGAAGAACGCCGTACCGAGTACATGAAGTTCATCGTGAAGATGGGCGACCGGCGCTTCCGTGACCGGCTGATGAAGGACGCTGCCAGTGTGCTTCCTATCGCTTCGGCAGAGTTTGACGCAAACCCCTACCTTATCAACTGCAAGAACGGCACTTTCGACCTCGAAAAAATGGAGTTCCGGGAACATGACTGGAAAGACTTCCTGACTATGCAGACCAACTTCAACTATACCTTGCAGGACGCACGGTGTCGCCGCTGGGAGAAGTTCGTTGCAGAGGTTACTTGCAATGACGAAGACAAGGCTGACTATCTGCAAAAGGCGCTGGGGTACTCTATGCTGGGTATGGCGAACGAAGAATGTATGTTCATTCTTCACGGCAAGACCACTCGCAACGGCAAGTCCACCATGCTCTCGGCAATTCACCACCTTCTCGGTGATTATGCTTCCGTGTCCCCCGTGTCGATCATCTGCAAGGCAGAGCGCTCGAAGAACGCCGAAGCAGCGAACCCCATGCTGGCTTCCCTGAAAGGCAAGCGGTTCGTCACGATGGCAGAGAGCAACCAATATGGCAAGCTGGACGAGGAAACGATCAAGCAGCTCACAGGCGGCGAGGAAATCAAGGCTCGGAACCTCTATGAGACTGCCACGACCTTCCTGCCGCAGTTCACCCTTTGGCTTTCCTGCAACGATCTTCCAACCGTCAGCGATAAGTCCCTGTTCGCTTCCGACCGTGTGCGGGTCATTGA